CATCATCGAAACGGCGACGCATTCCGTGTCAAAGAGCGGCTATAAAACCGATTTGACGCTACGCCGGGTATTGGAGGGGTATTGATGGCCGATCTATCAGTTTTGAAAAATATCGTGAGGACGGGCCGGGTTTCATCGGTCAACGCCGGGAATCGCACCGCCCGCGTCACGTTCGAGGACAAGGGGCAATCGCCGCTTGTGTCGGGAGAACTAAAGGTCATCAAGAACCCGCCGTTCATTCCGGCAAAGGGAGCGGCACAGAGGACGGAAAGCGAAAGCGGCGGAAGCGGTGAAGCCGCCTTTGCCGCCCATTCGCACGCCGTCAAAATAGCCCCGTGGTTGCCGTCGCCGGGCGACTATGTTTTATGCCTGTATATCCCGACGGACGACGGCGACGGGTTCGTGATTGGAGGGATATAAACAATGGCGCTTATCGGGAATTGGGGTGACTTCACGTTCTACGTTTCCGCAGACCAAATCAAGACGTTCGACAGTCTGAAATGGGACAGCGCGGCGAAGTATTCCACCCACGACCGACACTTACGGGAACCCCTGTTGGAATTCACCGGGACAGACGTTGAAACGATAACGTTTACCATGTTCTTTTCCGTGTTCTTGGGGGTAAACCCTATCAAAGAAATTGCAAGCCTGCTTCAAGCTATGCGGCGGGGCGAAGTAAACCGACTTGTCATCGGGCCGAAAGCCTACGGCACGAACAAATGGGTCATTACGAAGCTGTCAAATTCCTTGAAGCGGTTCGACCGATGGGGCAACCTGCTTGTCGCGTCGGTGAATGTTACGATGCAGTCTTACGCAGTCAGATAAGGAGGGCGGGAAATGGCATATATCGTGAAAGCCTTTACGCCCGGCAAACTCAACCTTGCACCGGAAACGCTGGAAGAGGAAGTTTTGCAGAACGTCGCTATCATCGTGTCAACGCCGAAATTCTCTGTCCCACTCGATAGGGGGCTTGGGTTGGCGCAACGGTTCATCGACAAGCCGATACAGGTTGCACAATCTATCTTGATTTCGGAGGTTCTGGACGCGGTAGAAGAGTATGAACCGCGGGCAGAGGTAACAAACGTCACGTTTGAAGCGGGCGAAACGCCGGGCCTGCTGGTCCCCGTATTGGAGGTGAATATCGTTGACAACGAAGAGTAGAACATACCCCGACATTTCCTACGTCGAAACCGACACGGAAACAATCGTGAATGCGCTGATACAGGGGTACGAAAAAATCGCCGGGCGCACGCTATACCCGGCGGACCCGGCGCGGCTGTTCATTCTGTGGGTTGCCGATATTATCGTTCAAGAGCGGGTGAACATTGACTTTTCCGCGAAACAGAATATCCCGCGGTATGCAGAGGGCGAATATCTTGATTCCCTCGCAGAACTGTTCAAGGGCGCGGAGCGGTTGGAGCCTGAAAAGGCCCGAACGACCCTGCAATATACGCTTTCTATACCGCTGGAAGTGGCAACGACCATTCCGGCAGGCACGCGGGCCACGCCTGACGGTGAAATCGTGTTCGCTACGCTGGAGGACCTGACAATTCCTGCGGGACAGCGGACCGGGAGCGTGGAAGCGGAGTGCCAAATAGAGGGCGAAAACGGAAACGGATTTGTCCCCGGACAAATCAACCAGCCGATAGACGTTTTCCCCTACTACGAAAGCGTCGAGAACATCACGGAGAGCGCAGGCGGCGCAGACAGGGAAAGCGACGCGGCGTTCTATGAGCGTATGCGGGAGAGCGTAGAAACCTATTCCACGGCGGGACCGCTGGGCGGGTATGAGTATTTCGCAAAATCCGCGTCGGCGCTGATCGCAGACGTGAAAGCAACGTCCCCGAAGCCGGGAGAAGTAGACGTGCGCGTTCTGCTGACGGGCGGCGAACTGCCGGGGGAAGAAATCTTGAAAGAGGTTTTGGACATTCTGAACGCCGACACGGTGCGCCCGCTGACGGACCATGTGACCGTCGCCGCGCCGCAGGCCGTCCCGTACAACATCGACGTGACCTACTACACGCAGGAGGGCGGCGCATTGAGCGCCGACAACATCGCGGCGGACGTTGCCGCGGCGGTGAAGTCTTTCCAGAAGTGGCAGGCCGAAAAGATGGGACGGGACGTGAACCCCTCCCAGCTTATCGCCTTGTTGATGCAAACGGGCGTGAAGCGTGTTGAAGTCCGTTCCCCCGTCTTTGCGGCTGTGGCAGACAACGCAGTTGCACAAGTCGGCACGGTTTCCGTCGTGAACGGAGGTGCGGAACGTGAATAACGAAGACTTCTATTCGGCAGACTTCACGAATTCGCTTCCGCCTGCGCTGAAAAACGACCCTGACATGATGGCACTTGCACAGACCATTTCAGCGCAGTTGCAGACGACCGCGGCGGAAGTCCGAAAGAACATCATTTACGCCCGTATCGACGAACTGGACGAAGCGACGTTGGACGTGCTGGCTTACGACCTGCACGTTGACTGGTACGACTATTCCTATCCTATCGAGGTAAAGCGCCGGACCATTCGGGACAGCATACAGGTCCACCGCAGATTGGGAACGAAGTATGCCGTTGAAAAGGCGTTGGGGGCTGTGTACCCCGGAACGAAAGTGGAAGAGTGGTTCGAGTACGGCGGCGACCCGTATAAATTCCGCGTCGTCATCGGCGCAACGGAAGCGGGCATCACCGCAGACCGTCAAGCGGCGGTCCTCGACCGTGTGCGTTTTTATAAAAACCTGCGGTCCCACCTTGAAGCAATCAGTTACCAAATCGAAAAGCGAACGGCGGTCAAGGTTGCCGCCGTCCACGCTATCGGGCAACGCGTCGAAGTCTACCCATACTTGGCGCGAAATATGGAATCGCACGGCGGGTTCTACTGCGGCGGCTATACGCAGTACGGGCGGAAACTTGCAGTATTCCCAAATAAATAACGAACGGAGGGTGAAGAAATGGAAGATAAAACGTATGGAACCCTTGTGACCGACTGCGGAATACAACTGATTGCGGCGGCGGTCATGGAGGGAAAGAAAATCAATATTACGGACCTTGCTGTGGGTGACGGCGGCGGAAGCTACTACAAGCCGAATTCTACCATGACCGCATTAAAGGGCGAAAAGTGGCGTGGAAAAGTAAACCGCGTAGAGATCAACGAGAAATCCCCAAACATGATTGACGTAGTAGCGGTGATTCCGTCCGATGTTGGCGGGTGGACAATCCGCGAAATGGGCGTTCTGGACGAAACAGAAACCCTTATCGCGGTTTGCAATACCCCTGACACGGAAAAAGTCATCATTTCAAGCGGAGCGGCGGGCGAAATCGAATTGACGATGCACATTGAGATTTCCAACGCGGACGCTATCTCTTTTATCATCGACCCGAACGTAGTAACGGCAACAAAAAAAGACATTGAAGACCACGACGCATCGAAGACGGCACACGCCGCAGAGTTTGAGAAAAAAGCAGACGTTACCGACCTAAACGCACACGCGAATAATACGGATATTCATGTAAACCCGTCTACGATGGGAAATTACGACACGGCAATTTCGGGGCTGATTGAACATAAGGAAGATACGAAAATTCATGTGACGGCGGAAGAAAAAGCATCGTGGACGGAGGGTGCAGAGCAGGCGGCGGCGGACGCGAACAGAGTAACCGAAGCGCTTAACGCCATTGCGGGAATTGAAAGCCGCGTTTCTCGCGTGGAAGACGGCCTGTTCAACAACATCACCGGGAACCCGTTTCTTGCGTCCTTTGATTCCCTCGACGGCATCACGCTTGTTAAGGGCATCTGGAACGAAGAAAGAAAGCGCATCGAATGTTGACGGAATATGCCTGCCCGCGGCGGGAACTGTCCTGCATCGTCGGAAACCTGTTCGTCGAACTGGAACCACCCTGCGACCATTGCGCCGCCGGGGACAGCCTGACGATATGCGGAACGACATACGCCGGGACACGGGCAACGCTGACCGTCACCGAATACGGATTTACCTTTGACGGACCGCCGGAGGAAGTCGAACAAATCCGGGAAAGGCGGTGTCTAAAATAGACCAGCGACAAACCGAACAAAAGCCCGCACAAGAATTTGCAATCATCACGAAAGCGAAAGATTTAGTCAAGCACACGTTTATGATGACAAGCGAACGGAGATTTCCGAAGAAATACCGTTTCACCATCGTAAACCGCTTGCACGATTTGACGCTTGACATTTTCCAGCACATACAGGAAGCGAACGAACTTGACCTTACAGACCCGCAGGAATACCGCGAACGGCGCTACGAACAGAAAAAGGCGCTGACAGAGTGCAAGACGATTCTTTTCCTGATCGAACTTTCCTTTGAAAAGGAACTTATCTCTTCCGAACAATGCGCGGAATGGACCCGGCACGTTATGAACGTGAAGAACATGACGGCAAAGTGGAGGAAGCAGGATAGAGAGCGGTTCGCCGCACTACAACAGAATAGAGGAATCACGCCGCGGCGGTAACGCCCGGCGTTTTTCTTGGGGTGCGGCTTGTAGCGTCCAACTCTTACAACGTCCGCAACGTCAATTCCTCTGGCGCGATGAACTGGAACAACGCTTACAACGGCAACAACGGCGTTCGCCCGCTTTGGTGGAAACCGCGATTGAGTAGGCCGAAAGGCTGAAAACAGAGGACCACTATCA